TTAAATATTTTATCTTGTGTTTTTTCGTTAAATTTTGTTTTATCTAAGTCAAGTTTCAGTTCTTCTATTGCTGCTCTCAAAGTTGATTCTTTAATCTGATATTTACCGACAGCTGATGATGGATATGCCCCACTTTTTATCATATCTTTTTGTAATTTCAAAATTTCTCTTAACGATAAATTTGTCATAGATATTCTTGATTCCGCTTCCGGATATCGACCAAATGGTGTTACTAATCTATTGTAATCATTACCACTTTCTTTTTCTGCGATACGTTCTAAACCAACCAATTTAGGTTTATTAGGTTTAGATACTACTTTTTCAGCAGTAGGTTTACTCGATTCTGTATTAGAATTTTGACCAGCTTCTTTTTTTCTTTCTTCTACTTGCCGGCGCATATCTTCTGAAATTTGACTAAAACTCATTCCTGAGTTTCTGTAGTCTGTTGTTTGACCATTTTGTTGGATTGTATTTCCCGATACACCACTTGAACCATTCGGACTTACGTATTGAAATCTGGGTTCATCACCTTGTCCATTGGATGTTGTTGTAGTGGATGTATTGGGTGTAGTGGTTGGTGATGTTCCACCAAACATTCCGCTAGAAACACCTGTTCCAAAAGCTGCAACATTGATAATTTTACCGAGAAGACCCTCAGTTTTTATTTTTGACATCGATTTTTTTAATCGATTTGATTTTTTGAAGTAACTCTTCTCTTCATTAAAATCTGAAGAACTCTTTCTATTTCTTGTGGATTCTTTATTAAAAATATCAAGTATCTCTTTATGTCTTCTATCTCTTATACCCGTCTCTTCAGATTTTAATCTGAACATATCTGCTCTGTGTTCCATTTCTTCTTTTTCAACTTTTGTCATAAACAACAAAATATTTTGAAGTATTTGATTAGATTTTGAGCCTTGTTCTGAAAAACTATTAGCGACAGAATCTGTTACGTTCGTATTTTTAATTTTTGTATCAGTAGATTTTTCAGCAATAAATTTAATTATATCTTCAAAATTAAATTTACCTTTAATTTTACCAAATGTTGTAGCCAATCTTTCAGATATAGATGGACGACCAGAACCACCTGCATTCTGGATTAAATTTGATAAAATAGAATTGTTCATTTATCTTCTTTCGTTTTTCATCTGTGTTATTCTTAGATTTTCCTCTTCAATATATTGCATCAATAATCCAATGTATACATCTCTTTCCCACGGTATCATATTTTCTAGTTCTGTTAAACTGTACTTGTGATGTTGCATCAAAGAAAAATTAGTCTTATAATAATTCTTCAATGTGTCATGACCAAAAATTAACCGAAAAAACTTTCAAGTCCCTCCACATCCAATTTATGTTCATGGCCACACCGTGAACATTTAATTTCTATTTTCTTTTCTAGTTTTGGTAAATTAGAGAAGAAATCTTCCATCTTTGAAAATTGTTGTTGATTTAGAGACTCGATAAACTCAACTAATTCTTTCCTTGGAGTTTCACTCGCATAATACATTTGTTCACCATCATAGATGTATTCTACGGAATCAGCAATCATTTCAAAAGCAATCTCAGTTGAATTAGTTAGTTTTGATATTCTTTTGATAACAGAAAATTCTGGATATTTTAATTTAATAGAAATTTTATCAGTCAACTGAATTAGATCTGCGTCCTCTTTGATATTCGTAACTTGCAAGTCCAATATGTTCAGACTACTTTCCATAATGTTTCCACAGATTTTATCATTTACTTGATTATTACATTTATATTTATTTTCTACAACTTCACCGACAGATTTTGCACGAAGATTCAGAAAATAAAATTCAATATCAATAACTGGTAGTTTTTCAATATCAATACCTTTAGTTAAAGTACAATTCATTAAAACTTGTCTTACATTATGTTCAATCGATTCTTTTTCGTCTGATTCCACTGCCATTAAAAGATTCTTTTGTTCTTTGACCAAAAAAGGTCGAAATGTGATATTCTTCTTACTCAATGGTAATGTTAAATTATAAGTTGGTGTATCAATTTTCGGTAATGCCATTATTTTATTCCTTCAATAAAAATTAAAATAGTTGAAAAATTATAATCATAACGGAACTTCCACAAACGTTCTCGATCCGTTAGAGACGACTTCAACACGCCTCGTTGGCGGCGGAGGTGGTTCAACATATATCCATTCTTTATATGAAAATGTTACTGTTACTTTATGATATCCATCAGATGACCAATCGAGTTGTAAATCACTTACTCCAATAGGAAATGCTTTCAATAGCTTAACTTGATATGAGATAAAATTTCGAACATTGTATTGTCTTACTTCTATATCTGATTTGTAATCGTCTTTATAATTAAAATTGTAACCATCTGTTGGATTAACAAGATTTAACCAATTATCAAACATTAATTTTTCTCTCATATCATCAGAACAAATAAATGTCATATTGATATCATTGTATGTTGTTTGATATGGAAACTTCTCTTCCGGTCCGTATATCTTCTGAGTAGTGGTGGCAAACGCTCTACCTGGTAAATCAGCAGACTCACATCTAAAAGTTAATAATTCGGGGTTAATTCCACTAAGTCCTTTTGGAATTGGAATGAATACGTCAAACTTATTAGGTCTTGCTAATTCATTTACAAAACTAGCTTTGAATTCTGCAATAGAACCTGCCATTACGTTGTCCTTCTAATTTGATCTCGTGAATCTTTATGTACTCTTGACACAGGTGCTTTCTTGAACTGATGAGTTGGTAGAAATAACGCTGTCTCCCACTCATGAGGTTTCACAGTCATAATTTTAGAAACAATATGTGATGTCAAATATCTTTTAATACAAGGTCTGAATTCTTTATATCGATTCGTTGCATTCAGAATATCATATGTTACTCTGAGTCTCATAGGATCATCATCTTTGTTCATAATTGCAAAGTTCATGAGTTTATCCATGAATGTTGCTCTCATTGTGATCGGTAGATAATGAAGATTCAGACCCAAGAAACCATCTGGATACTTCTGCAACGGAATCACTAATGGAAATATATCATAGTATGGCAACTCTTCCTTAGTCTTTGGATCATAATAGTAATGATACAGTCCACCCATTAGAAATCGTTTACCCTGGCGATCCCGTTCGACTGCAATCTCTCTTGCAAGTCTAGTTGGACTCTTCATGCCTTGAATCTGTTCTTTGTACCATGCAATCGACTTTCTGGATAGAAATTCTAATTCCATTCCAGTCTTTTGTTGTGCTAATGTTGTTAGGGTAGATGGTTTCATGAATATATTTATGTTGATTATTTAATTCCAAGATCATACTCCGTTAAGACCTTAAATGTCCATCCACGATCAAGGCAGTATTCAGATGCTGCTTTCCATTTCGCTTCATTCGTACCCCATGTGACAACTTCGTTAATGTATTGTTTTGTCACTCTAGACTTCTTGACTGGTGGTTTTGTTTGTCTCTCCGGTTTGACTTCAATCATCATCACTTTAGTCGTACCATCTTTCTGTTTGAATCTGACTAGAAAGTCTGGAAAGTATCGGTGCATCTTACCATCGACGGGTGATTTGTATGGTACGAATAACTCCTCAGATGCCCATTCGAGAACACTATCATTTGAATCTAACCAGGACATGACTCGACATTCCCAGGATGATCGATAGATAATATTATGTGGATCTCCACGATATTTACGTGGATTTCTAGGAGTAAATTTACCTTTGTACGACATATAAATATAATATATATCAAACTTCAGTTAAAAAATATGGCTAGTCTAATAGTTGAATCGACAAGTAATGGCAGCGGAACTCAAGGTCCGACGGGTGCTTTATTTCAAGATGATAAAGTGATAAAAAAATATCAATATCCATCAGATTTATCTTCGTTAAAATCCCAACACTTCATAGTTTTTACCTTTATGAAAGTGACGCCGGGTTTTAAACCAAATGTTGCAACAAAAACTATATCAAATTATGAGAAAATTAGTGGAGATAATCCAGTAGGAATCGACCCTAGGAAAGTTGCAGGTTTTGAAAACCTAAGTCTTACTGAAAAAGCT